TGAATGCCGAACATGCCAAGCCGGTCGGAGGAATGTACCTGATGGAGTCATTTATAATTGACAAACAGCGCGGCATCAATCCTCCAGACTCATGGTCTGATGCTCCGGAAGGCTCTTGGTTTCTCTCTTACTATGTAGAGGATGACCAGGTATGGCAGGATATCAAGGATGGCAAGTTCAGAGGATTCTCGGTGGAAGGATATTTCACCGACAAACCGGCAGATCCGGCTGAAGAGACTCTGGAGGCCATGCGCTCCATCCTTGCAAAGTGCGACAATCTAAGCTTAAATACATTATCAGAAATGGACGCGTTATCCAAACTCAAAGAAATCAAGAAGCTCTTGGGCTTTTCCGTACAGGAAGAAGAAGTTCCAGCTGTAGCTTTTGCCGAATCCACATTGGTGGACGGCACTGTTGTACGATTCCCTGGTGAATCATTGGAAATTGGTTCTGTTCTTGAAGTGCAGACTCCGGAAGGTGAATATGTCCCTGCTCCGGACGGCACTCACGAGACTGCTGATGGCCTGCTCGTTACCACCGAAGGCGGTGTAATTACTGCCATCGATGAAAAAGATGAAGAAGAAGAGGCGATGAGCGATGAATTCAATGCACTCCGCAATGAATGGCTGAGCAAATTCGGTGATCAGGAATCTGTAATCAAGCGATTGGTTGAAGCAGTGGAGCGATTGACCGAAGCACAGGCCAAGACGGTGGAAGTGATTGAGCAGTTCTCAGCCATCCCTTCAGCAGAGCCGATTAAGGCCGTCAAGCCATTGGCAGACAAGAAAGAAGAATCACTCGCACGATTCTCGGAAGCACTCAAAAATCTTAAAAACAAGCAATAAACCATGGCATTTACCGTCGTAGGTCTCAATGATTGGGGCAAAGAGGATTCCCTCCCCATTCTGACCAAAGCTCTCTTTGGTGGCGAGACAGCCAGTCTTCTTCAGGGAGCTGGTCAAGTTATCCCCGGAATCAAAGTATCTGACAATCTCAACATCCTGTCATCTGATGTGTTCTTCCAAGCCGCAGGCTGCGAACCGTCAAGCTCCGGCAGCACCAACTTCACTACACGCACTCTGAGCGTAGGTGACATTCAGGTGTATGAGACTCTCTGCCCCAAGACCTTGGAGAAGAAGTGGATGCAGAATTACATGAAGGCAGGTTCAAAGCAAGATGAAGTTCCTTTCGCGGAGCAGATTGGTATTGAGAAAGCTGCTGCCATCGCTCAGGAATTGGAAACCGATATCTGGCAAGGAACTGTTGCCTCTAATCAGTTCGATGGATTCAATACCATCCTTACCGCTCTCGGATTCGGTGGAGCTGGTGACCCGATTGAAGGCAATCCTACCACCGGTGGCGGCTGGACTAAGCTGACTTCATTCACTTCAAGCAACATTGACGATGCTCTTGCGAAGATGTACAGCCTCGCTCCTACAGCAGTGCTGAAGCGTCCTGATGTGTTCATCGCCATGGGTGTTGACCTGTTCAAGCTTTACAAGGAATACCTGGTGGGCGCGAATCTGTTCCATTACTCCGGTGTTCAAGACAATCCCTTCGAAATCACTCATCATCTGAGCGGAATCAAGATTTATGGTCTTGCCGGTCTGAGCGGTTCAAACAAGATCCACATGAGCTATTGGGGAAATTACTACCTTGGCACTGACCTGGTGAATGAGGAAGAGAATTACGAATTCATCTATGATCCTATCAAGAAGAATGTCGTGTTCAATGCCAATTTCAAATACGGAACACAGGTAGCTTTCCCTGACCAGATCGTTTACTTCAGCCTCTAATCTGACACCATGAGCTGTATTTTAACAACAGGCTTCAGCCACGATTGCAAGGACAGCGTAGGTGGGGTGGACAAGATTTGGCTTGTAGAATTCGAAGCTGTTTCTTCGTACACGAGCGCATCTGGTGAAATCTCAGCATTGACTCTGAATGGTGGCAAGGCATTTTTTAAATATGAATTGCCAAAGGATACTGCCTCATTCACGAATACCATCACTCCATCAGTAGAGAATGGCACAGTGTTTAATAGCACAGAGCTTAATATCAAACTCCGCAAGCTGTCTACAGCCAAGCGAAATGAAGTAAAGCTGCTGTCTGTTGCTCGTCTGGTGGCAATCGTGAAGACCAATGCAGAGCAGTATTGGGCAATGGGCCTATCTCGCGGAATGGATATGACTGCCGGATCGTCTATGTCGGGTGTTGCACTCGGTGACATGACAGGCTTCGATCTGACCTTCACGCATAGCGAGAAAGAACCGCCACAAATTGTTCAATCAGGTGTGCTGACTTCGCTTTCCATAAGCTAAATTTGTGAGGTTCATAGTTGTCTTAGGTTGACTAAGGTGGCCATCCGAAAGGGTGGCCATTCTTATTTATACTCATCGTGACATCGTCTCTTGAATGTATTGATCACTCTGCACACTTCATTCAGCGCAATCTTGGTAGTTCGATGAATCTTCCTGGCAGACCATCCATCCAGGTACATTTCCACTAACTTCGATTCGTACCAATCTTGCTGCGATTGCACCAAGGCGATGGCATCCAATTTCTCCTGCACATCATCCTCAATGGCCTGCCTTCTTTCGTCGGGTAATTCGGAAACCAATTCCCAATCTGCAATATCTTCTCCTCCGATGTTGATTCTGCCTATCCTTCCACCAGAGCCGGAGAGATTGCTGGCACACCTGATGTAGAAGAATTCAAAGTATCCATTGTCCAGGGCTTTCTGTGCCTTCTCCGCAAGATCGGTCGCAATGAGCAGAAATAATTCCTGTCGCAAATCCTTCCAATGTAGCGGAGAGTATTTCTTGCACACCATCTCGCACCATGGGGCTGCTGCCATCACTTCCATCGGAGTCTTCATGTCAATAGGAATAGTCCTTTCTTATTCACTCTGGAGCAGTGGAGCGCAAGAGCCAATCCATTCACACAGTCATCGTGTAGACCTTCCGGAGCATTGTAGGATATGCCGGTCCTGGTATGAGTCCATTCGAAGTTCTTCAGCTCATCTACGATCGGGCCATCAGGGAAGATGATTTCCCTTCCATGGATGGCGGCTGATAGTTCTTCCATGAGCTGCTGCTTGCTTATGGCCGTATACTTAAAGCCTTGAATGCGCGGGCAGACTCGCTGTAGGTCTTCTACAATAGGATCGCCAACACCTGTGGAGTCAATCACAGCCGGAGTCTTGCCCACTATCCGCTGTATCTCTTCCCTGGTGGCCTTCCAATCTTTGCGGAATCTATCAAAATACGCTACCTTCCGCTGTGAGTTCAGGCCGATTATGACGGTCCAATCTTTCTTCTTCGCAAGGTCCACACCATAATATTCAATTGGACCATGTGCAAGTGGTTCAATGCAGCCATTGATATGCTCCAGGCCGAATGGATTGCTGTCATCATCAGCGGGTTCTGCAAGGTATAGCTCCTTGAAGACATGGGCCGGAAGATCTCGCTCTGCCTGCTCTACTTCTTCCTTCTCCAATATCCCTGCTGCGACAGCATCCCATGCGGTTATCTTGTGAAATTCATAGCCATCTTCCCCTTGCCTTGCTCTCTCTGCCAAGCGATATCCCCAATTCTTCTTCCCCTTCACATTCCCAATCAGCTTGCATTTCGCTCGGGTCTTGGTCAATGTAGACCGAAGTGCGAACCAGGCTTCTTCCCTTGCTCTGGTGAATTCATCGAAGACTGCTGCATAGACATCGTCACCGTATAGATTGTCTGGCTTTTCCGCACTCTTAAACTCAATCAGTGCGCCGTTGGGTAGCTGAAGCCGTAGCTTTGATTCATTGGCGGTGAACAGGCGCGCCGAGGTCTGCTCTTTGAACCGCCGGAAAGCGATTTCCGCTTGTGCATATACGGGCGCAATCCACCAGAAACTTTGCCCCTTACGACCTTGTAACGCCTGCTCGAAAAGCCATACGATGTGCGAGGCGGTTTTTCCCCCCTTGGTATTTGCGAAGGTCACGGTGTAACGGGCCTGTGAGTCAAGGATGGCTTTCTGATAGGGCGCAAGCGGAGGTCTCTTGTAGTTGATCTTCATAGCATCTCAGCAGCCAGAGCGGTGATATAGTTGTGGAATCCCAATTTGGATGCCTTATTCAGCCTGTCCATCTGCTCTTTTTCCATGGTCTTCAGCATGGCAGCGTAATTGAAGAATTCCATCAGAGGCATGGACATTATGGCATCCATCTTTGTGAGGTCTTTGCCTGCCATCCTGTAGAACATTGCTAACCAATCAGTACTTCCTTCTTCAGATCCTCCATCGTCTTCAGGAAAAAGCTTTGGGAAGCTTGCAATAACTCCGGCAAGAGATTCGAAAAAAAAAGCGCGTAAGGATAGGCCTGACCGACCGACAATTCCTGCATGATTATTCGTGACTTACGGTGAAATTCTTCGCTACTGCGTGACTTATCATACCTAACATCTTCCCATCCGAACCAATGTCTCTTCTGCTCCACAAGGAGACAGGCAAGAATCTGATTGATGTGTTTGATGAAATTCCCATCCGAGGCAATCACCTGAAGTGTCGCATACTCACCGGCTGAAATGTTGGCGGGATTGGAAACTATTCGATAGGTCTTCCCTCCAATCTTGAATCTTCGCTTTTTAGGCTTTGTATTCGGATACTGACCCAACCAATCCATCCGGCTGTAGATGGCAATGCGCTCATTGTGTGGAATGGATTCAATGTCTTCTATAGATGTGCCGGAAAGAACCGATAGAACTTGGTTCATCTGCTCTTCGGCATCAAGATCTGTGCGCTGTCTGAGTAGGTCAAGCTCATAGAGCTGCGATAGCGTGACTTGATTCCACGATTTCGGCATATTCATAATGCAAAGTTCGGACAAAAATGGTGATGGTACATTATAGATAGATGCAGATCATAGATAAGACAGCGAGCAGCACACTATTGGTCACGGCCACAGAGAAGGTCACGCTGTCTCCTCCGTACTATTTCCTGCTGTCCCTGAACAATCGGGAAGAAAGGGACATCACCTACAATGTAATTGTCACCGATATCAGCTCATTCCCTACCAGGTACAATGAATTCATCATCACCACAGCCACATCCAGCACATGGGAGAAAGGTGAGTATGAATATACCATCTATGCTCAGAGCAGCAGCAGCAATACCAATCCATCACTCGCCAATCAGGTGGCAGAAACCGGCATATTGAAAATAAAATGAAGATCGATTTACAGCGCATCAATTTCGCGGTCGCTCCTCCTCCACAATTCAAGGAGGCAAGAGGACAGGAATGGTATACATACGGGCAGAAGAATGACTTTCCGGCTGTCATCCTGAATCTATACAACAGCTCCTCACTTCACAATGCAATTGTGACGCAGAAGGCACATTTCATCGCAGGAAAAGATACCGATGTCATCGCGGAAGGCAATCTGTCTGAACAGGTGGGCGCGAAGCAGTCACTCAATTATGCCAATCCATATGAGTCTTGGCAAGATGTTAAATACAAGTGCGCTGTGGATCTTGAGAATTTCGGAGGCTATGCCATGCAGGCCATCTGGAATGTACCGGGTACACGGGTCATCGGATGGTATCACCTGCCATTCGACAAGTGCCGTGTGAATGCTGATGCTACCAAGATATGGTTCAGCCAGGATTGGTCAGACCGGAAGGCAGACCGATTGGAATTCCCTGCCTTCAATCCGGAGAAACCAGGTGGCACTCAGGTGCTGTGGTTCAAACAATACAGAGCCGGTGAAGGAGTCTATCCCCTTCCCGATTGGTATCCTGCGAGAACGTACATTGAGATTGATACCAAGATTTCAGACTTTCACTACAACAACATCGCCAATGGATTCAGCCTTGGCAAGATAATTCAGATATTCAAGGGAGAGCCAACCGAAGATATCAAGGCAGAGTTTGACCGGAAATTCAAGGCCAATACTACAGGCACAGAGAATGCCAATGGCGTTCTGATT